GCATTTGTAGACGCTTTTCGATTCCTATAGCTTGTTTAAACTCTTCATCAGCGTTTAACTGCCCCATAAGCTGAGTTAAAGTCTGAGCAGACTGAGTATTCACGGCTCGCTCTGCCCCGTCTCGACTGGAAAACAAATAATCGTGAATCAACGTGTCAGAATTTCCTACCAGCTCACCATCTTTAATATCGAATCCAGCCTCCTCCACGGTCTCGTCAGTGTACCGATTGATTATAGGCATACGTATCTCGGAATCGCTGAAACAAACTAAAGACTCATAAAGAATCTTCTTAACCGCAGCTCGTTGCTCATCAATGGCATCACTTATGAACCCGTAAATTGTATTAGTAGAGTTCATTATCTCAGTGACCTCAGTAGCCGAACTGTCACTTTTTAAAGGCTGCCCGAGTTCAGTGGGGCTCAGAATAAGTATCCTTTCAAGAAGTTGTAATATTTGGAAGATAGCTGAGATGCCCTCGTTTATCTTCTGACCTAATTCAAAAGTAAGTTGCTGTATAGCTTGTCTAGGGTCAATATCCTGAGCTTTGTAGGACTCGCTACTGTAATAAAGAACAACAGGGTGGTTGTATAATTCTTCCGCTTCAATCATACGCTTAACGTAATCCTTCATGGTCTCCTCTTTACCACTCTCCGGATTAGTAATCGTCTCCCCCTCAAACACGTCTTTATCGATCATCCAAATAACAGCAGCTGTAGACTTCATGTGAAGTAGCGTTTGGCTCAGTATATTAGTTATTTGATCCTGGAACGGCATGATATCGTGGGCCATTGCACAGTTGACGACTTTACCGTCATGCTCATTAAAAGCCCCGTAAGCGGCGGGCGTGGACGGCATAGGTTCCGCGTAGATAACAGTGCTGTCGCTGGCGACTTCAAAACGTATCCATATTTTTTGATCAATAGGCGCGATGTTAAACTCCGCTGGACTCAACTTCATAAAAATATTTGTCCGGAAAACAGCGGCGTCTCTCTCTTCCCCGGTGTAAACCCCTACAGTAGCTACTCGATCATTAGCCTCCACAACAGCGTTGTTAACATTGGGCGCTTTTTTAAGAACAGTAGCATCAAAATAATAGTCAAAAAAAGTAGGGAACTCTGTGATGAACCCTAGTAACCTTTGCCCGTAAGAAACTTGATCACGGTTAAAGTGATCCGGGCTACCTTTTACCTCACCATAACGAACCACGTCCCAATAGCCCACCCATTCAGGTCCGGTATCTGTATTTATTTTGCGAAGAGGGTGACGCTGATCCCAAAACGTTCGGGTAGGGTGAGGGTTTACCCAATCAATACCTTCACGAAAAAGTTTACTCTCCGGTTCGAGGTTTTCCTCATCAACTAAGTCGGGATTCCTGTCAGGTAGGTCAGTGTAATACTCTCGTTCCCACGAACAAACAGGGAAAGCTAACGACTTGCTATAAAGAAACAAATCTCTCATGCCCTGATTAAAAAACGAACGGTAACCGAACTGATCAGACATTACCTCGACACGTTCACTTAGAACGTCTGCTCGTAACTTGGAGGGAAAATCCGTCCCTCGGGAAGCATATTTAAAATAAGGGTAGAGGTTTGTGAAACGGGCAGATTGAGCAGCATGTCGGCGAGTGACGTAAGAACGAATTAGGTTTACGTTAGCTTCGTAAAACTTTGGAAGATCAATAGACTGGACACCATCCTCCCTTTTTTTAATAAACTGTTTACCATCTGGAGTTTTATTTAGCTGACCTACCGCAGTCTGGAAATTTATCTTTCCTTGCGCCCATAGGAGTAAAGGTATGGTGGACTTCGTAATCGGGCTAGAATCCCAAGCTAAATCGACCGCTTGATAGAGAGAAGCGTTACGACAACTCCAACTGATACCTTGGTGTACTCGATCTCGGATAAGCTCTTCAAGCTTCTTACGAGTCTCAACTTCCTCCGCTTGTGTCTCTGTATCGGTAGCCGTGAATATTTCCCTTAAACGATCAGGAGTCATCCCCAGCTTATCCATTACTTTTTTCTTTATCATCGTAGAGTTTTTGAAAAGGGATTGTTTCGCCCAACGTGTCGGTCAGATACTCAGCAAATTGGTTTTCTATTAAAGTGAGTAGTAAGGAGACAGGGCCTGGGACTATGTACGGCTTAGTCGAATCAGCGAACTTCCTCGCTTCAGCAGGCTCCCAGAGGATAAGAGCTGCCAGCTCTTCCGGCGTAATACCGAGTAAGCCGAGTAGCTTAAGGAAACGGGCCTTAGTCCAACGTGCATTGACTCCGGAAAGTTCGTAGTGGGTTTGGAGGGAGACGACCCTCGGATTATCCGAGAACTTCGAGAGCCGGGGAGCGGGTCGTCGAGTCACTGAAGTTGTCGTCTTCGACTTCACTTTCTCCTTCGTCATTCATTTTAGTTTTCTGCTCCGCGTCAGACACGGCTCTCACCGTAGCAGTCAAACGCTTCCCAGGTTCGTATCCTGTTACTTGGACAGTAACTCCGGTTAAGTCGAGAGTGTTGCCTACAGCAATGCCCTCGAACAAAGTGCTTAATTCAGAAGAATTTGATAAATCAAGGTCGATGTTATTCATGTCATCAAGAAAACTAAGTAGCTTTTGATTTTAAAGCAATAAAATAATTTAATTATTTAAGACAACTAACTCAGTTTGACTTCTTGAGACGTTAGTTGGAGGCCTGCCGCCGAGATCGTAAGTCAAAAAAGGATAAGACATAGCATCGAAAGGGTGTAAATAAACGGACCTACGGGGGCGAAAAGCAGCGGCGCTGTCATAACTACTGCGTTTGGGTTTATCCTGGAGAAGATTTAAAAACATTTGGTAAGAACGCTCGCAAGCTCTAGCTACTATAAGCTCTTCGTTATGTAAAAGATCCATAGTGATACGAACCCGCGCCTCTACTGACCCTTGAAACTTCGGGGCGTCGCGCATCTTAATAGGCCGTAACCCTGGGAATTGCGGCAATAGCTTTCTTGAAGCACGCTCAACATCCAAATGGTCGTAAGACCCAGCCGACCCAGCCCGGAACTGGTTAAATGCCGAGTTATCTGATACGTGGTCAAACCGAAAATTAAAAGTCTCATCATCAGCTAATTCTCTCGCCCGCTTATTCCAAAAATACATTCGGCGCATCAGATTCCTCGTCAAAACATCGTAAGAAATTTTTCGATTAACATAAACCATCTCGTCAAACAGCAACCACACGGACTTAGTTTTAGTCGTTATATATTGTAGAAAGATAATAGCGTTACAACTTTGACCTAAGTCATACCCTATAGTGATAGGGAATAAAGGAGAGGGTAGTAGTCGGTTTCTCTTAGATCCTCTTACGTGAACGGGTTCATAAAAGTACTCCGAGAACAACGCATCTCCGGAGGGGCGGTCAACCCACTCGCCTTCGATCAACCTTTTATGGAGAATAACATCGTGAGCGCAGGCATCAATCACGCGCTGGTAGTAATCAGCGGGGACATTATGTTGGTTCTCTTCAAAAGGAACGTGGTAAACAGCGAAGTCCGGTCGTGTCCCATCTGCTCTCTTACCTACTTCAAAGTATAGATAATGAGCCCAGTGGCTGGGGCCGTCCGGGTTACATGTTGCGTAATACTGTTGAACAGTGCGCACTCCTTTTTTACGACCTACTTGCTGAATAACCGCAGAATAATATGGCATGTTCTCCTTAGTTCCCCCCATCGACGTTATCTCATCAACAAGGACGAACGAAGGCTCCATACCTTTTACTACGTTTTCGACTAGATCAGCATGGGGCAAAGAGATTAACGCTACTTTAGACCAACCTCCCCAGCGATTGGCTATGTAGAAATAGCGAATACGCTGCTCATCCATCTTTTGTTCTGTGTAATCAAGTCCTATGCCTTCTTTCCACTGCGGTAGTATGTCGCTAATCAGGTTGTCCCAGACACCCCCTTGCGTAGCCATAGACCGGATCTTTACGATGATAATAGCTAATCCATTAAATGCCTCATAACTGTGTCGAACAAGCTTATGTAGACCTCCTACTGATTTCCCGGAAGCACGAGGCCCGTAAGCTAAAACGTGAGGTGAGGTTGAGTTGAATATTTCTTTTTGAGTAGGGTTTAAAGACGGTTCCCAATACTCATCCTGGTAAGAAGTGTTTGAATGAGGAGGTGGCGGTCCATCATCAAGAAGCCCAGCCAGCTCATCAAAAGCCTGTGGACTAATCCTTGCCATCGGTCGTTAATGGAACAAAGCCTGGTTTCGCTTTCTTAGTAGAAGCGTTCTTGCCCGGCGCAAGTTTAGCTAAAGCAACAGACCCATGTAGCACCCGATCATGGTTCTTCCCGATTGCATCTGTAACTTGGTTATACAAGCGCTGCCAAATAATTCGTTCTTTAGCGGGAGTGGACTCTGAATCAAGATACTTACTTTTAATATGCTCAGCTTGCTCCATCAAAGTAGCCGCATTGTAAACAACCATCTGGTGCATTAAGCTCAAAGACTGAGCTAAGAACACTCCTGCGTTGCCTTCAAAGTTGGACATGACACTCATTTTATTAAGTGTCTCCTGTTTGATACCCGCCGCTTTTAATCCATTGAGAACAATGTCTACATTTTGCAGTTGAACCTCACTCGCAGCAGGGGCTCCGGGTAAATCCGGCGGAACTTCTGAAAGCATCTCTGAGTCGAAACCTTTAACTCTGTTGCTATACCTTACTTTAAGTTTCAGGTCATTGTTTATAGCGGTGATTAATTTAGCAGGGTGGACTTGTAATAAATCCGCAGCTGCTTCGACGTCCCCATCCACCCGAGTCATTGCATCTATAATATCTTTAGGAAGCACTCTTCATCCTTTCCATAACTAATTCTTCATAACGCCTCAGTCGATATGCCTCTAGGCACCACCGAGCCAAAGTATGTTGTGAGTGAGCTTTCTTAACTTCTTTCCGGAGGCGTTTACCTTTTTCCCGCGCCTCCGCACGATTAGCTGAGGACTCTTGAGAAAAATAAAGCACAAGCTCATCCAGTTCTTTTTTCGCCTTTAGGTATTTTTCCCGGATAATTTCAAAGTTACGCCGGGCTTTACGTATATCCTCCTGGCAGTATATATCGGTAACGGACATAGTCTTTTCGTAGTCCCGTACAAACTCAGTCTCTTTATCCGCCCAATATAGACACTTGGAAAAACGAGTAACATGGCCTTCATCTTCCTCCATTAACCGCTCAAACTCAGCTTTAGAAAGAAGACGCCCACGCCACGTTATTGGCTTAGGTTTACGTTTTGGGGCTTCTTCTAGTTCTGGCACAACCTAACTCCTCTCTAGCTTGATCGATACATTCTTGCCACACACGCTTACCTATTCGAACCATCAATATTTCCCGAGCTTTCCGGTAAATCTCTGTTTTACGTTTACTATCTACTAAACTGTGGCCGTTCTTCTCTAAGTGGTTCAGGTAATGTATTTTGTGTAACTTCTTCGCTTGTTCTGGATTACTCCTCCTAAACTTACGGACTCTTTCACGCTGCCTACGTCTCCTCCGTTCCAACACTCTAGTATTATATTTACTAAGCTGCTCATCTGATGCCTGTCTACGAAACTCCCTACGCCACCATACAACGCTGTAGTGAGAGTCGAACTCCTCCTCTGTCATATTCTCAACATCGAAACGGGGATTTTCTGGGTTAATCTGCATTCTGTTGTAAGTGGCGGATTAGGGGGACAAAGAAAGACTCCCAGGAAGGGGACTTTTTTAAGTAAGTCCATTTGACAGAGGGACGTTCTTTGTAGGCTCTAGCTCTATTACGATCAAAGCAATCTGTTGGGTCGAAGCGACAGGCTTTGCAGAAGTCTTGCATTTCCCCTAGAGTCACGTCTCTCCAGTCATTGCTTTTTGATATCTCAATTACCCGATCAACTGAAAACCCCGCAGCAATCGCTATTTCCTCATTCTCCAGTGCGACTACGTGTTTACCGGAAATAGGCCGACGAGCAAGGAGCCGGACAAGCGGCGGCGGATAATCCTCAAGGTAATCCCAAAAACTATTCATACCTTTATAGATAACTTAATTTTAGAATTTGTCCATCAAAATGTAAACAGAAACTTGACATGTAGGCAAATGTAAACATCGTAAGGCCCATGCAACTTACTATAGAAAGCCTGGATGCTCTTGGGAAAGCTATTGCGGAAAGACAATACGAGTTGACTAGCCCGGTTATGGATAAGACTGAAGCCATGCAAAGAGCACGATTCACAAGCGAACATTCGTTCGACGACTGGCGTGCTAAACACAGTATTAAGCCTGTAGGACATAAACGCTACAGCCGTTCTCAAATAGAAAGGGCTCTTAAAAAAGAGTGCCGTTAATTGAAAAATACT